ACATGCAATAGACTCCTGCGAGAAGCAGCAGGGTATACCGACAATGGTCAATCTCGCCGTAATAGCTATGGGTTTCGGTATGACACTGGCGGAACTGTGCCAGGCCGTCATGGACAGGATAGCTCGTGAAAGACAGAAAGGAGAACAGTCATGAGAGGATTTAACAAGGCGATACTGATAGGCAACCTGACAGGAGCACCGGAACTGAGATACACACAGTCAAAAAAAGGAGTGGCCACGTTTACGGTCGCAAGCAACCGGACATGGAAGGATAAGGAAGGAAAGACTCAGGAGGACGCTGACTTCTTGAGGGTGGTTACCTGGGGAGCGACAGCCGAAAACTGCGAGAGATATCTGTCGAAAGGTTCTCCAGTCCTTGTCGAGGGCAGGATCCAGAGCCGAAGCTACGATGACAAGCAGGGGAACAAGAGGTACATAACCGAGATAGTGGCACAGAACGTAACATTCCTGGGGACAAAGAGCGACAGCAGCGGCGGCGGCGAAAAGAGCAGTGGAGGCGGACAGAAACAGAGTAACTTTGCGAGTGCGAGGGACAAAGGGTTTGATGAAGAGGAATTTCCGATGGACATAAGTGAGGAGGTGGATGCAGAGAATGAAGAGGAAGAAGTCGACATCCCATTTTAACACCGGGAAAACCTATAACAGCAGACCCAGGAAGGGCGGCTGGAATCCCGGACCTCTGGTCAAGTGGAGGAAGATAAACGGGTTCTCTACAAAGGAGGTCGCCGAGTCTATAGGTGTAGGAGAGAGACAGTACGCCAGATATGAGACCGGCAGAAACGAGCCGGCAATTATAACGCTGAAAAAGATCATAGACCTGACCGGCATAAAACCGATGGACCTTATGAGAGAGATCCCGGAAGAGGATGAAGAGTGATGTATGTTCTTTCTATCCCGAGCACCGAGGCAGTCCTTGTGGTCACTGGGCATAAAAACATACTAAACAAGGGATTCGGTTGCCCGGATCGGGTTCTCGGAAAGAGGTTTCTTGTCCACAGTTCCGGGACATCGGACATGAAAAAGATCGAGGACTCAATTCCGGAAGGTATAGAGAAGGGTCCCATCCTGAATGATCCTCAGGTCCAGAGGCTTATCACCGTCTCGGAGGGGGTTATAGGATCTGTACTGCTCGCTCAGTGCATACACGAGACATCCTCCCCATGGGCGGATAAGTACGGGGCCAAGTGGGACCTCCGAGATCCGGCAGCATTTGAGAACGTATATCACTGCAGGGGCCATTACGGATTTTTCGAGATTGACGAAGATCTGATTCAAAAAGAGGAGGCAATAAATGAATAGCGACAGGCTCAAAGAAGCAGCAATGGATGTGTGCAACATGTTCCTGGAAGTATCATCGGTTGGAGATAACGGGAAAAGAAGCCCTCTTTCAGTGGAATATGCAGTGGAGAAAGACGATTCCTTGGGTTCAGGTGTTACGAATTCTGTTAGATTGGTTGAGGCAATGAAGAGTTCCAGGGTGGGGCTAAAGCTCGTAAGGCTGTATGAGCTTGCCTCCAATGTGAATGATTCCGAAGAGGGAATCTGTGAATGCCAGGAAGAGGACTCCCTCCCCGATAAACTGGGACTCTACGACGTGCAAAGCAGGATAGTAAGCGAGCAGTTCGAGACCTTTGGCAAGACTACGGTGGGACATTTTACCCTGGTTAACGGATTTGAGATCGTGACAAGCTCTGCCTGTGTGGATCCTGCCAATTACGACCATGAAATAGGATGTAATCTCTGCAGGAACCATGCTATAGACAAGATCTGGGAACTTGAGGGATATCTACTACAACAAAAACGATACGAGGTGAATAATAACTATGCATAAAAGGGCACTCGCACCGCACAACCTGAGGACGTTGACAAAGGAGCACTATTACGACGCAGGGCTTGATATCGCCGCACTGGAGGACACTACAATCCCTGCAAGAGGCAGGGCAATGGTCAGTACGGGAGTGACTCTGGCTGTTCCGGAGGGGAGTGTGGGCCTTTTATGGTCCCGGTCGGGCATGAGCGCGAAGCACGGAATAGAGTGCGGAGCCGGATGTATAGACTCCACGTATCGGGGAGAGGTCAAGGTGGTTCTTTATAATCACACCGACGAGGACTACCAGGTCAAAAGGGGAGACAGGATAGCGCAGCTGCTGACGATTCCGATTGATCCTGATCCTTACGAGAGGGTTGCCGAACTGTCGGAGACAAAGAGAGGCACAGGCGGTTTCGGTTCGACGGGAGCGTGATCAGATGATATATGTAGGTATAGATCCAGGGTTCAAGGGTGCGATATCTGCGATAAACTCAGAGGGAGACCTGATCTGTCTACACGACATGCCCGTCATAAGCGACGGACGTAAGAATCATTACAACGCTGCCATGATGGTAGACATCCTCCGGAAGCTGTCTCTGGAGGGCAAGCTCCATGCAATGCTGGAACGCTCACAGGCCATGCCCGGTCAGGGCGTGACCAGTATGATGAAAATAGGCATAGGATATGGAGTCTGGCTCGGCATTTTCGCCGGGCTGGAGATCCCCTTTTCAACCGTCCGGCCTCACGAGTGGGTACGTAAAATTCTTTCAGGGCTGCCCGGCAAGGGCAAGGAGAGATCCGTTCTCTGGGTGCAGCAGAATTTTCCGGAGGCTGAGCTGACTCCCGGCAGATGTCGAAAACCAAAGGACGGCCGGGCTGACGCAATCTGTCTCGCAAAATACGCACAATCGGTTGTGGTCTAAATGGGTCCGAAAATCCTGGAGGCAGCTGAAGAGGTTCTGAAGAGCGTGAAGGCCTGGCGAAGGGAATACGAGCAGCAGAAGAAATACATCGAAGAAAAGTGCATGGGCGGATCCTGCATGAGCGACAAGATAGACGGCGGCGACATGACGGCACAGCAGGAGAGAATCTCGGACCAGATAGCAGAGGACGTGACATGCCAGTCCCTGCTGGAGAGAATAAATGTGGCCATGAGAGGGGTACAGGGAGTGAAGGAATTCGATGAACTGCACGGAGATATTCTGATGTCCCTGATCCTGCAAAAGCACCAGGACAGCGTATGTACGGAGCTCAATATATCGAGAGCGAGATATTACAGGAACAAAAAGCAAGCCCTTGTTGAGCTTGCACCCAGGATATTTGGAGAGATAGGGAGATGAAAAAGGGAGCCCGAAATGGACTCCCTTTTATTATTTATTATTTGTTTAGCTGCCTCATAAAAAAAGAGGGCCGAAGCCCTCTATATCAACTTGTCGATCTCTTTTTGCTCAACCACCCACATAAACCCGATCTTCTGCCCTTTGATCCGTCCCTGTCGGCACAACCGACGGAGGTAGGATTCCGACACTCCGACGAGTTGTGAGGCTTGTTTGAGGGTTAGCATGGTTGTTCCATCTTTTTGTCAATCCCATCAATAATCTCTCGATGGGAAGGTCCATCTTTCCACAAAAGCCACTGTTTATACAATTTCTTTACAGCTTGCGGGAAGGTTTTTGCTTCTCCGGAATGGGCACGTACTGGCCCGCCCATAAGAGTCACGCTCCACCATCCACCGCAGTATCTGGCTTCCAGAGTGTGGTGTAAATGCCCGCTGTTTGTCATCTCTTCTATCATTTCTTCTATCCACTCCATTTTTGCAACACTCCCTATAGGATTATCCGCTCTTAGTAAAAGCCCTCTCGCCACGTCAAGGCGGCGGATTTTGAGAGGGTGCCGGGGCAAGCCCGGCAGGGTTAGCATTATAATCTCACTTCCTTAAATACGGGTGGTTTTTCTGATAACAGGTCTAAACAATCTTTTTCAAAATCTGTTAATTTTCGGGCTTTCCCTGTAGGATACACATTCCAATAATCACCATCTCTAAGTCCGCCCGGTTCTACTCCTTCAGCCACTGCATACGCAGGGTTGATAACGTATCCAACATCAAAAATATTTCTGCAATGGAATTTGAGTTCTTCATCTGTGTTTTTATTCTTGCATTTCACTATAGCTATGTAATCCGGCCCCTCTCCGCCTTTGATAGTTTTTCTTTCAAGGATCTCTGTTTCTATGTGCTGATATTTTTCGTTGATTCTCTTTTCTTCTTCTTGCTTTTTTTCTTTGACTATTCTCTTTCTTTCTTCACGTGCCTTTTCTTTCGCAATCTCTTTATCAAACTGCTCTTTCACATGTTCTTCTGTTATCCCGTCTATTTCATAATATTTTGCGATCTGCTTTATTTCATCTTCAAGTTTTCTATCATCGATGGTTACTTCATGCGATTCCCAGCCATGAACAAAAAAGGTATGATAATGTGAAAAATGTTCTTCTTGGAGTGCTCCGTATCCTTGTTTTACTTCTTTGATCCAGTCCTGCATATCCTCTGTGATCTTTATAGATGCCGTGCCATCGGGAGATTCAGAGCATGAAAATTTGATACCTTCAAGAAAGTTTCCGTCTTTGTCTCTAAGAGTCCTTAGTTCTCCGTCTTTAATTTCTATTTTTTTACTCCCAGTATCTGCCCAGCCAGTGAAAACAAGATTAGTGCGGAGGAATTCGTCTTTAAAGTTCGCTGTGATCTCAACTTCTGCATTTTTAGATGTTTTCCCTTTGTAAGTTTTTATTGCCTTCATTTTTTTCTCCCCCTTGATTTTTAAATTGTTACTTAATCAACTTGTCGATCTCTTTTTGCTCAACCACCCACATAAACCCGATCTTCTGCCCTTTGATCCGTCCCTGGCGGCACAACCGCCGGAGGTAGGATTCCGACACTCCGACGATTGTTGAGGCTTGCTTGAGGGTTAGCATGTTAGTTGTCCCCTTTTCCCACATCATTCTTTGCCCAGTCAACTATTTCATCAATCGGGGCAGTTGCAACCCATTCGATATGCTCATCCCAGTTTGACCAGTCGTAGAAAATAATGTCTTCGTATTTTTGTAGTTCAGGAATATTGTTTACTCGCTCGTGTGCTTCATGGTCCCAATGTTCTCTGACAAAATCACCAAAATCATCAAAATCATCAACATCGCTTACATCAGCGTCAGGGAAAGACGTGTAGTCTATCTGGAAGTCGGTAAACTTTACGAGAAGAAATAAATTAGTTTCGTTAATCTCAATATTCTGGCTGCTCAAAAGTTCTCTTGCTGTTGTCATTTTCGTTTCCCCCTTATAATTTTTCTTCCACTCGCTAATTTCATTGAGTGGTGCGGTTGCTACCCATTCAAGACGATCACGGAAGTCATTGTTATTCTCAACATTTACATCTGCGTCTGGGAACTGTTGGTAATCTATATCGGAGTCTGTGTATTTAGTGAGTAGGAATAGATTAGTCTCATTAACTTCCAAGTTCTGGCTGCTCAAAAATTCTCTTGCTGTTGTCATTTTGCTTACCCCCTTATGTATTTGTGTTCCTCGTTCGGAACAATTATAGTATAGTACCACGCTCGGAACTTGTATATAGGTCTTAAGACCCATAAAAACAACAAAAACATGAGTCTCAGGTCTCATCTTTGATCTGAAAGGCAATAATTAGACATTCCTGGGTATACCATTCTCGGGAAAAAAGAGGTAAAATACTACAATAGGGAGGAGGGAGGGGCAATATCTATCATCTTACCCACTCCCTCCGGAAAAACTTCATATCTGAGCTATGCTACAGAACGGTAGTTGAAAATCCTTAAATCCTTTCCCACCTTCCTGGATAGCTGCGATAATCGTATTTCTTCGCTTTAGATTCCCTGAGCTCCCTACGAAAATTCCCCAGGAACCTCAAAAACAGTGATCCAAGAAACATCCCGAGAAAACCTACAGATCCTGCATATAGGAAAACAAGAAACAAAAACCTCCAGAATTCAACTTCAGTCATCGTGATCATACCAAAATCCTCTCCTTTTCAAGGAAAAATAAATAGCTTTCTTCGAGAAAACTTCCGTTGATGTTTCTGCTGTTGATCAGGTTGACAACTTCCTCCCTGTCTCTCTGATCAATAACATTTCCGGCATGATCGGAACATCGTAAAACGGATTTTCCATTCAGGTTTGTGCTAATAGTAATGTCTACAGAGTTGCAGTTTTTTGTGAGGTAAATAGTCATTGATATTTCTCTCCCTTCCTGGTGTTTTTTCACTTCGATAAAATTTGATTCTTAGCTCCGTGATGGTTGATAGCTACTGGAAAGATATTGCTGTCACTTTAGTTGAGAAAAGTTTATAAATACCTCCCTTTGAGAAATTTACTTCAGAAATTTGCCTATTAATCAACTTATATAGCAAAAATACGCCCAAAAAGTCATGCTGTCAAGCATAATTTGCTTAAAAAGTCAATTACTTGCCTAAATTCTCAAAAAAATGTGGTAAAATATATAGTGTGTAGTTGTGTCAGTAAAGATATTGTAATAAACAGTTGCTGCCATTGTTACTACCTCCTTATAAATGCTCCTGTTGCAGCAGGAGCAGGAAGGGCCGCCTAAACACCCCCAGGCGGCTCTTTTTATTTGTATTTAATTTTAACGAGCTCAATAGAGCGATTCTAAGGGGTATGACTTTGTAGGGTGCGTATGATTTCATCCTCTTCTATAGGAGTGATTTTTCGTGACAAAAAGAGACAAAAAACTCACGGACAAACAGATGATGTTCTGTCACGAATACGGAAAGGACATGAACGCTACCCAGGCTGCGATACGTGCAGGATATTCAAAAAGGACGGCAGCAGCTATGGGACAGAAGCTCCTCAATCTTCCTCACGTAAAAAACTATCTCTCAAAGCTGACAAACTGCCGATTTGAAAACGTTAACATCGAGACAGAGGCCGTGTTGAAGGAGCTCGGAACTCTCGCTTTCAGTTCGATGAAAAACCTCGCACGATGGAGTGATCCCGAAGGAGTGGTAGTTAACAGCTCTGATGATATCCCAGACGATATCGCACGCTGCATATCCTCAGTAGAGGACGTGATCGACAAGGACGGAAACAAATGCGGCGTCAGGATAAAGCTTCACGACAAGATCAGACCTCTTGAGATCCTCGCAAAATACGTGAACATTCTCGTTCAGCCTGCTTCCGGAAAGAAGGACGATCCGGTCCATACGAAGGATCTGGGAGCGATCCTGGAGAAAGCCTGGGCAGAGGTAGAGCAGGAGAAACAGGAGGCTGAAAAGGAAAATACAGAATGATCCAGGTAGAGGAAAGGATTGTTGCTGCCACAAAGCAGTTCATTCTACATCCTGTCCCGTTTGTGCAGAAAGTGATCCATGCAGAACCGGATACATGGCAGAGAGATGCCCTGAATGCCCTGGTCACGGAACCGCGTATCTCCATCATGTCAGGGCACGGAGTCGGAAAGACTTCGTTTGAGGCTTTTTCAATTCTCTGGTTTCTTGCGACACGTCCCTATTGCCGGGTTGTGGGCACTGCTCCTACGTTTCCTCAGTTGATGGACGTGTTGTGGCCGGAAATCGGCAAATGGTTGAACCGTTCAGACCTTTCGGACGTGTTCAAGTGGACCAAGACAAGGATCTACTACACAGGAGATCCGGAAAACTGGTTTGCCACTGCGAGGACATCGAATAAACCGGAAAACCTGGCAGGCTTTCACGAGAGGCATATCCTATTTGTCTGCGATGAGGCGTCAGGTATCTCTGAGGATATCTACGAGACCATTGAAGGAGCTCTTACAACTGACGGAGCGAAACAGATCCTCTGCGGAAACCCAACGAAGAATACAGGAACATTTGTTGACAGCTCGGACAGAGACAGGGCCCTTTACTGGTTCCGGCGTGTTCCCTGCTACGAAAGTCGGCTTGTCAGCCCTGCCTACTGGGAACGGCTTGCACGAAAGTATGGAAAGGACAGCGATGTATATCGAGTTCGCGTTGAGGGGCTGCCTCCGAAGGCCGAGCCTGATGTTCTGATTCCCATTGATCTGGTCGAGAGCGCGATTAACAGGGACATAGAGACGGAAGACGATCCTGTTGTCGAGCTCGGAGTCGACGTTGCCCGTTTCGGAAACGATGAGACCGTCATTGCAGGAAGGGTCGGAAACATACTGACAAGGCTGGAGACACGGCACGGACAGGACACCATGGTCACTACAGGGATGGTCATTTCAACGGCCATGCAGATGCACGAGGAATACCACCCTTCATATATAAAGGTAAAGATCGACGATGACGGAGTAGGCGGAGGCGTCACGGACAGGGCGCGTGAGATAGTCCGCGAGAAGAAGCTGCCCATACAGATAGTCTCCTGCCACAACGGAGGCAGGGCCTACAACCGGGACATGTTCCGAAACTGGGGCACGGAAAGCTGGGTGCACTTCAAGAATCTTCTCCTGGACGAAAAGATATCCCTGATCGAAGACGAGGACATGGTAGGGCAGTTCAGCACAAGGAAATACCGGACCCTCTCAAGCGGACAGATGCAGCTCTGGACGAAAGAGGAGATGAAAAAAGAGGGAGTATCTTCACCGGACAGGGCGGATGCAATTGTGCTCTGCTTTGCCGAGACGGAAGGAGTTGCGGAGATGGTAGTTCCAGAGTTCGAACCGGGAAAGCACATTGTGAAACCTCCGAAGTTCGACCGGGCGGATCCTCGCTACATCGCGATAAAGCCCATTCCAGGAGGCAAAATGTCGGCTCTCTGGCTGACAGTCACGAGGGAAGGAGGTATGTATGTATCCGATGAATTTACAGAGAGCACCACTGTAGCGGACTTCTGTCAGTTGGTAAGAAGAAAGACCGGAGTTGATCCGGTGGCAATGCATATCATTGATCCGAAAGCATGTCTGAGAAACGGAGTGACAGGCGAGATCTGGGCAAATGAATTTAGAAAGAACGGATTGCCGGTCATCGAAGGTGCAAAGGACCATAATCGGGGGATCATGCTGATACGTGAGCAGCTATCAGGTTCCGTAGGCAGGCAGGACCTCAAGATCTGTTCTCACTGCACCGAGACGCTCAGACAGCTTTCGACATGGCAGACAGGACATGAAGAGGATGACAGGTTCGCACTCATGCAGTGTCTGTGGAGAATTCTCAGTGTGAACCCAAAGTGGCAGGACATGGATAAGTTCGACGAACCTCTTGAATACCAGGAGGCAGACGTGCCGTAGAAAGGAAGGATGAAGATGTCTGAAAAAGCGACAGGATTTGAGATGTTATTAGTGTTTTTGGTGGCTATAGCTTCAATGGTTCTTCACGGGGCTATTTTTTCTGTTTTATGGGAATGGTTTTTTGTTCCTCTTGGTCTTCCTGGAATATCTATTGTTCACGCAATGGGGATTGGCATAACAATAGCCTGGTTAACTAAACCAGCGAGCAAAAAGCCAACAGATAAGGACTCTTTGGATAAGTGGGAAAACATCAGGCGACAACTTGAATCCTTTAAACAGGTCTGGATATACGATCTTATTACCTTTGGAACTTTATACATTGTTCATGTATTTGTTTAGATAGAAAGGATGGGGAAAATGGAGACTGAGAAGTACGGATACTGGTTTATAGTTCCGTGTGCGGGTCGAAAGGACCTATTGGGATGTGAAACTATGTATGAAGAAACCCTTGCGAATGAAAAACTTTACGAGGATGAACTTATCCTTAGTGATATTGTAAACACTTTATCGGATTCACTACGTGCTATAAAACAAGGCATTGGCATCATATCCGATACAAAGACTTGCAGTGAGTGGCTTGAAGAGCAGGGAAAGTTTTCTCCATATGCAGAGCTGAGGTGCACAAGTTCTCTTCAGCCAGTATATGATGGCAGGCGTACTATAAAGATAAGACTTGAGTTAATAGAACCGGAGAATGTGGATTATGATGACACCTCAGAGGCATGAAAATTAGAGAGAAAGGAAAAAAGTGATGTCCAAGAAGAAACCATATGTAGAAGATCCACTTGAAATAGCTAAGGAATTGGTGGCGAAATGGCAAAAGATTCTGTATCTGCAACCGTGGAATATCGTTGTGGACACTGCGAGCAGGGATGATATGGAGACTGACGGACAGGCCGAGGTGTCTCTCAACAACTACTGCAGAAATGCCCTTGTTAGGATCCTGTCCCCAAAGGAATTCAGAAAGAGCATGAACGGCTGGGACCAGTATTTCAAACGTGACATAGAACGTTCGGTAGTCCACGAGCTTCTGCATATCAAGATGGATGAGTTTGTGGGTCAAGTGGATGGCAAAGACGAAATGCTGTACGAGAGGTTTGTAGACAATATGGCAAAGATTCTTGTCGGGATGGAAAGGAGTGGCCATGACGGAAGAAAACAGGGAAAAAGCTGAAGAGCAGATACTGAAGAGAGTTCAACATGTTAAAAAATATTTCTCTTCGCGGCGTATACCGAGACAGAAGTGGAAATGGATCAATTCCGGACTGAGAGGCGAGGAGTGTATCCGTGCCTGCTGTGACTACTGGTGTGCATACATGTTCCGATACTGGAGAATGAAAAAAGAGGCCGAGGAGCTGTGGCCATTGCTTTAGGCGACACCTTGCCGTCCAGGGTATCCATGGTATCCCAAGTGGTGTGACGGTGGGAGAGACCATAAAACACAGAAGGGAGACTGAAGATATGGGAAGAATTATCATCGACAAGGCAGGAGAAAGTTACGAGGGGTGCATTACTAACAATCCTGACTACAATCCATTGAACCTCACAAAGACTCCTGTCCCTGAAGCTGAACGCAAGAAACAGATTGAGAAAGCGGAGAAGGGAATTGAAGACCAGCTTGGTCCTGAACTACTCGAAAGACTGAAGGATGAGGGACTTGCACTGCTTGTCGAGCTCATAAACAACGGACCGGCATATGTCGAGGCAAACCTCGAAAACCTTCCGATGGACCCCACAAGGCCGGCAAATGCGAGCAACAATCCTCTCCAGGTCGGGCTTTCGATGAGCCTTACCAGGGACAGCGAGGAAAGCGAGGATCCCGAATGATAACTATCATAGCAGGGGAAAACCAGACCTTCATCTTTTGCGACACCGAAGAGGAGAAAAGCGCGGAAGTACTGAAGGGGCTCGGAAAGGAGATCATAGAGATGGCAGAGGACGAGGAAAGATTTGAACACGCCGGAGAGATAGGCGACCAGGAAGAGGGTGGATATTCCGAGTGCATAGAGTCGGAATATGACAAGAGGATCTACCAGGAAGACCTTCATCTCGACGGAAGACCTGAGTATATGAGATTGTTGAAGTTCCAGGGGAACTTTGCGGACGCGGTACATGCCATGCAGAACGGCCTCGCTGTTCGAAGAAAGTCATGGGGAGACGACCAGTGGCTTGAGATGATGGACACCGTGGGAGCACACGACGACATCTACGTGAACGACGTTCTTATAGTCAAGTGCCCGAACGAGACCTACGACTGTTATCTCGCGACCGATGAAGACCGGTTCGAGGTGGAGGACTGGGGCCTTGTGGGAGCTCTCAAGTACCGCCTCAAGATGGAACAGGAGAAGTACCGCGAGGACATCGTTACAGACGACGAGAAGAGGATCCTCGGAAACTTCATAAAGTCCAGGAAGTTCTTTCATAACTACATCATGGAAAGAGGCAGTCATGTGCTGTTCTCCACAGACGCCAGACAGAAGCTGTTTGAGGAGATATCTTCAATATATATCCGTGAGAACGTTGAGGAGATAGCCTACCAGACGGGCAAGATCAGCGACAAGGACCTGTGGCTGGACTGCGTGATGGCCTCGGATATAGGAAATGAGAAAGGAAGGAATGAGAAGTGATGACCGAATCAAATTGTGATGCGTGCAGAGAAAGGAAGGGTATAGATATCTTAACTTCGGATGTCTGTGCAGAGGGAGAAGTGGCAAGCAACTGGGACGAGATATTGACCGATCTTTACAATTTAAGAGACAAGGCAACAGAAATCTCCGAAAACACGGAAAAAATGACGATCTTCTTCGTCGGAGGCGTCAAGGACCCAGAACCTGTCGAGGGACATGCCAGTAAGGAAGTTGGGAAACCGGAGAACAGGAGCTACATAGACAGGATCTTTACGCTATTTGGCGAGATAAGAGAGGAACTGTACAAGATAGAGAATAACCATAACAAACTTTCGAGAGGATACTAAGGGAAAGGGTGAAAACCTTGAAACGTACAGGAATTATGTATCACCTGGCAGATCTTGACGGACACTGTTCCGGAGCTCTCGCCAGGTTTTTTTGTGAGATTGAGGGTTCCTATCCGTGCATGTTCCCCATGAACTACGGATACAAGGTCCCGGAAGAGATCTTCGGAATGGACAACGTGGTAATGCTCGACTTCTCCCTTGACTATGACTCCATGTCAGGGCTGAAAGAGGTATTCGGAGACAACTTTGTCTGGATAGATCATCACGGCCCGGCGATCAACGAAATGCTGGAGCTCTTTATCCATGGGAAACAGAAGACTGGAGAGGCTGCGTGTGAACTGGCGTGGAAATATTACGCACCTTCATTTAAAGAGACGAAGGGTCTCGACATGCCGGAACTGGTAGAGCTTCTCGGACGCTACGACGTCTGGGACCAGTCCGACAGCACGAGATGGAGTGAGGAGATACTCCCTTTTCAGTACGGAATGAGGGTAATGGAGACCTGTCCAAAGCGGAACTATGCATGGTGGCAGGACAGGTTCAAGGAATATATCTATCCCGGTGCTTCCGCATTCGAGAATAAGAAAAGACTTTACAGGGTGATTACAGAGAAGCAGCGAGATGGCAGGGTAATACTGGAGTACCAGAAGCAGCAGGACAGGAAGTACATGGACGCATACGCCTTTGATTGCAAGTTCCGTGGACAGCCGGCAGTTGCCGTCAACCGTGGAATGATAAATTCAAGGAGCTTTGAGAGCGTCTACAATCCTGTCATTCATACGTTCATGATTGCATTTTCGAGAAAGAGTAACGGTAAATATATCGTCTCTGTCTATTCAGAGGAAGAGGGAATACATTGTGGAATCATAGCCAAGGAGTACGGAGGAGGAGGCCATGCCGGAGCGGCAGGCTTTACACTTTCCGTTGATCCCGTTACAGCAGGGGTAATTGAGATATAGCCGAAAGGGGTGGTGATTTATGACATGCCGGACTTGATTGAGGGAGCAGGATATGAGCCTACAGAGGCAGTAGACGCCACTACCGTATCTCTGCTTGACGAAAAGAACGTTGACACAGAGGGACCTCCAAGTGAGGAGACAATTGTCAGATGGATAAAGGCAGATATTGATGACGCCGAAGAACTCCAGGACGAACTGAGGGAGATTCGGCGTCAATGTTATCAGCTTTACAGAGGAAAAAACGCAGACAAGGAGCGTGAGGGCAGAAGCAACATAGTCTCAACGGAGATAATGAACGCAGTTGAATGGGTAATACCATCCCTTATGAGGATCTACTTTCAGTCAGATCAGATAGTAGTATGTGAGGGAATGGGCCCTGAAGACGTCCCCAAGGGCGAACAGATGACCCGCGTCCTGAACGACATGTTCACACGCAGACAGGGTGGGTTTATAAAATGCCTTAAATGGTTCAAGGATGCCCTTGTATATGGCCTCGGGGCAGGGAAAATCACCTGGGAAGAGGAATTCCAGGAGTCCGAGCTTTATTATAAGGAGCTGCCTGAGGATGCCTTTGATCTTCTCACTTCAGATCCCACTATTCATGTAGAGCATTATGTGGTCGAGGAAGAGGAACAGGAGACAGCAGGACTCGGTAAGCTGGCTACAATGTTCGGAATTCCATCTCAGACAACAGAGCCAATTGTCAAGAAGACATATTCCGATGTAAGGGTAACGGAGGCTGTAAAGACCTATGAAGGGATAGCCTTCGAGGTCCTTCCTCTTGAGGATTATCTCTACGATCCAAAGGCCGAGGATACCGGGGACTGTGACTACCAAATACACAGGGTGGAGCTGTCTATAGATGAATGCCTGAGAAGAGAAGAAGAGGGCATTTACAAGAATGTAGACGAGCTTATCTCCATAGCACAGACCGGACAGGAGCCAAACGACGGTAGGGGAGACGCAGAAAAGGCGGAAAGATACGCCGAAAACAACAGGACGGATCCCAACTCAATAAGCACCACTAACGATCCTGACCAGATTGGACGCCAGAAGGTGACTGTCTACGAGTGGTGGGGAGACCTCGACATTGACGGAACAGGGAAGCTCAAACCCTACGTTGTGGCAGTGTGCGAGGACGTTCTGATCCGTTGTGATCCCAATCCATACAATCACCAGAATCCCCCCTTTGTCACATTAAGACCAATGCTTGATATTCATACCTTCGAGGGTATAGGAATGGCGGACCTGTTGAAGGAAGAGCAGCAGACTCTTACCGCAATAACGAGACAGTATCTCGACAATCTGTCATGGCAGAATAACGGCATGTGGGAGACGGACCGAAACGCAAGAGTTGAGATGTCGTCTCTTCTCAAGCCAAGACCTGGAGGAGTAGTGAGGACCGACAGAATTGGATCTGTAAAATCCCTTGCACCTCCCGACATAGCCTCACAGGCTCTGCAGGGTATTGAGTTCATGAGAGATGCCTGTCAGGCGAAGAGTGGAGTCACGAGATATTCACAGGGGCTTGACGCAGACGCCTTGAACAAGACCGCCACTGGCATAACGGCTATCATGAGCAAGTCCGATGCAAGGATCGAGCTCATAGCTCGCACCTTTGCGGAGACAGGAGTAAGAGACCTCTTTGTGATGGCTAACTCCCTTGTGCAACAGTTCATGACCATGGACTATTCGGTCAGGGTATACGGAGAACCAATACAGGTAGCACCTGACGACGTTAAGGGCAACTTCGATATTATCGTAAGTGTGGGGACCAATCCTGGAAGGCAGGAGCAGATAGCACAGCAGATGCTCCAGCTTATAAACATGTCCGGGGCTCTCATGCAGAACGGAGTAATGACGGCTGACAACATGTACCAGATAGTTATTAAGCTGCTGGAATGCTGGGGACACAAGGATACAGAGCACTATCTCACAGATCCTCAGGTCATGCAGCAGATGCAGGGAACTATACAGGGACTGAGACAGCAGATAATTCAACTGACGGGAGTTGATCCATTTGGACAGCAACAACAGCAACCCGGAAATGCAGGAGGAGGTCCAGGCGGCCCAGGAATTCCTGGCCAAATGCCGGCTGGTGGATCTGGAGGCCCTCCGGGAGCTCCACAGACACTATCAGGATAGGGCACTTGTGGAGCTTATGAAGGTGGAAGATCCCTATTCGAGAGAGGCTGGATCAATAGTCGCGAGGATACAGGGAGCTAATGACTTCATAGCGGAGATAGAGGCAACAAGAGAATATTCGGCAAGTGTGATGGTAGCCGACAGCTACATGAAAGAAGATCAGGAAGATCAACCCGGATAAGGGAGTCTTCCTTTTATTTTAAGCCACGACAAGGGTGGCAAAAGGAGAGTGAGGAGAAATGGGTAAAAAGACCAACCGAGAGGAGTCTTTTGACCAGGAGCAGTTCGACCGTGAATTCTTTGGCGAGGTTGAGGAAGACGACACTGGTCTTTTTTCAGGAAGGTCCGACGATGACTTCGAAGATGAAGACGAAGAAGTTGAAGAGGAAGACGAAAGCAAGAAGTCAACTGAGGAACCGGATGCCGAAGAAGGGAACGAAGGCGAGGAATACGAGGAGGATATCCTTGGAGACGATGAGGAGCCGGACGATGAGGAGTTAGAGCAAGACGAAGAGGACGAAGAGGAGGACTCCAAAAAGGACGAGGCCAGTCCCAAAAAAGGAGCAACCGAATCAGATCCCCTTGTCACTCTCGTTCATCAGGGACGGGAAATTCCGATTCGATCAAAAGAGGACCTTGCAATTCTCGCACAGCAGGGGCTTGACTATACAGCAAAGACTCAGGCCCTTTCGCCATGGAGAAGTTTAATTCAATATCTGAACTCCAACCCTGAGGTGTTACAGGATATACAGGCGAGGATGGAGGGTAAGGAACCACAAAAAGAGGACAAGGAAGAAAAAACAGCCCTCCCGGAACAACGAGAAGATGAGACCTACGAGGAATACGTAGCCAGGGTTGCGAGAGAGAGTGCAAAGCAGGAGTACGAGAGCAGACAGAAAAGCGAGAGCAGGAAGAATGACCAGATTGCCCGTACTGTAAGCAACGTGCAGAAGGATCCCCTCTTCCGACCTGTGGTCCAGTTAATGACCGAGGACCTCAAGAACGGAAGATTGAGCCAGGAAGAGTATCAGAGAGCCAACAAGGACCCAAACGCATTTGCGGAGCTTTACACGAGATATCGCACCACAGCGGATGTCCTGATACGAAACTCCCAGAAAAAGAAGAAGGAGCCCGGAGTGCCGGAACCAACCGACAAAAAGACTCCGGTAAAGAAGAAGACAAGAAAGACCTTTACCGAGAAGTCACGGAGGAAAAAGGCAACTCCGTCTTCTAAGGAGATAACCGACAGGGCAATCGAGGAAATGGACAACGAATCCCTCGAACAGCTCATCGAGCGAGTGAAAGGAGGAGAAAAAATTTAACCGAGGTGATATAAGTGAACACCACAACCAGTTTACCTTCAAGGGTGGAGAAATTTTACGTTCGCACCCTTCTTAAAAGGGCACTGCCCTTTCTTTGCCATAGAAACTGGGCTCAGCACAAGCCAATGAAGAAAAACAGCGGAAAGCAGATCAACTTCACAAGATTTGCTTCCCTGGGGCTTGCCACAACTGCCCTTACCGAAGGTGTGACACCTGAAGGACAGGACCTCTCACAAAGCACCATCACTGCGACACTCAAGCAGTATGGCGGCTGGGTTCCTGTTACCGATGTTGTTACACTTACCAATTTTGACCCTGCCCTTACTGAGGCCATCGAGCTTCTTGGAGAGCAGAAAGGTCAGACCGTAGATGTCCTCATGAGAGACACTATGCTTGCCGGAACCAACGTATGGTACGCCGGTGCAGTTGCGGCACAGAGCTCCATAATCACAGGCCCCTCTGAGGCAGATCTGAGGGGAATCGTGAGGTTCCTCAAGAACGCCAACGCCAAGAGGATTACTCGGATGATCAATCCCACCACGGGAGTGGGCACCGTTCCGATTCCTCCATGCTTTATCGCCATATGCGATACCGACGCTTCCGACGACTTTGAACAGCTCTCTAACTTCACGAGGGTTGAGGAATATGCATCCCAGAAGGGAGTAATGGAGAACGAGATCGGCAAGATAGGCATAGTCCGTTTTGTCGAGACCACTCTCGGCAAGGTGGAATCAGCTGCCGGAGACGCGGTAGGGACCAGCGGACTCATAGCCGCAGACGACACCAATGTGGACGTCTACAAGACTCCCATCTTCGGTGCCGAGGCTTACGGTGAGTCTCCGCTGAACGCCGGAACTGTCGGAGTTATCGTGAAGAGTCACGTCAAGAACGATACTTCCGATACTTCGGACCCATTGAACCAGAGAAACACGGCGGGTAAACATTTACAGGCAGCTGCCTGATCCTGCTCGCCTTAAACCTCTTCTGATTAACTGGGGAACCCCTAACGATAAAGACGAGGGCAACCCACAACAAGGTCACTTGGCAAGGCCAATACCGGTTGCAACGACTGAGTGAAGAGGCCATGCAAAGCATGGAAGCGACAGTCTGAACTGCATGGAAACATGCAGAGCGAGATCCGAAGAGTTCTCGCCGCTTGGGATTATTGACACAACTGACACCCTCAACTAAAATAGTATTGTTGGAGGTGTTGAGATGACAAAGGAGATTTTTACACGGGAATTATTGGAGCATTTCAAAGGGATGGGCTTGACTACAACTGAAATTTCTAAAATGATTTATGGACATCCTGAAAATTACAGAAATATCAGGAGAGCCTATAGGCGTCATAGTATCGAGCCTTGCAAGACACAACCGCTTAAGCCGTCGAGGGAAGAACTTGAACAAATGATTAACAGTGGCAAGACTCCATATGAGATAGCTAATGAACTTGGATATGGAAATGGTGGATGGAGTAATATTTACAAATATTGCAGAGACTATGGAATTACAGATTTTGACTTCTCTACAAACGCCGAGGCAAAGAGTAGAGAAGTTAAGGGAGATATTGCTTCTGTTGTATTTGGGACGCTTCTCGGTGACGCAACAGTAAATAGTTATGGAGCTCTTGTGGTTTGTCATGGAGAAAAGCAACTCTCTTATTTGAAATGGATAAAAGAAAAACTTGGGTGGCTTGCCATGCCTAAGCTTTACAAATCCGATAGGCCTCATAAACCTCCATTTAGCAAATTGCCAACATATTCAGTACGTAGCCATCATCATCCTTTTTTGAAAGAACTGAGGGAAAAGCTATGGATTAATGGAGAAAAGCGAATATCATCTCTCTTGGATCGATGTTATTTTGATGAACTATCTTTAGCGGTTTGGTATTTTGATGATGGGTCCCTTAATAAGAATTCTGGTGTAGTTACATTTGCGACCAACGGGTTCCCTGTAGTAGATGTGGAACTCATAAGAGAGTTTATGCGCGAAAGGTTTGACATACAAACAGTTTTGGAACCAAGGAGAAACAACACGTATTCTATAAGAATCAATAAATCAAAAACTCCACGGTTCTTTGATCTCATAAAATCCCGTATAGAGAAAACTCCACCGTCAATGGAGTATAAAATCCCAAGTCAGTAGGAGGAGCCCACCTCCGAAAGTAACAGAATGTGGAAAGTCTTGTGGGCAGGAGAGATCCTGGACGACGATCATATCGTAAGGTATGAACACGGAGTCAACGAGCTTGGTGCAATGAGTGAAAGTGCATAGATTTACGGGGCCGGATATTTCCGGCCCATTTTCTTTGACTGAGAGGTGAGTAAATTGATACCAGCAAAATACTTTGCGGAGAACAATAAGATATTGCCATAGGTGGTAGAGGGAACTCCTACATCTGCCGATGTTTTGCCCGGCAAGATATATACATTGACACTACAAACAAGGCCATAGATATAGTTGTGGCCGTCGGAGATGACAATGCCCTGACAACCGTGGAGCTCGCAAGCTACGCCACTTAGGGAATAGTCTGAATAAAACAATCCAGGGAGGGAGGGCTTATGCTCTCCCTCTTTTTTGTGAATGAAAGGGGAAATGAAAGATGAGAGGCAGAACAAACGAGTTTATAAAACCAAGCCATACATATGAGGCTATTGTCTACGACCACAGGAATTCAACTGCAGAGACCTTCTCTGCTGCCCTGAATGGAAAGAGAGTAATGAGACCTGTGGGAATTCCGACAAAGATCCCCGGCTGGGCGATTATCGTTATCCAGGAGGCCGTCGTAAAGAGGCCGATCATGAGCAACAACAAGGAAAACGGAATGCCGGAGATAGTTGGATACAAGAGAAGCCCGAGATATTCGGTCGAGGTCCTGAGCGATCTTACCGACAAGAAGGAACACCATCTTCCACGTATCGCTAATGAGTCAGTGGAGCTTCTCACAGTAGAGGACAAAGAAAGATCTCTTGACGACATGACGAGAGACGATCTTAGGGAGATGGCAAAGCAGATGGGAATTACGAGAGCCACAGCGATGAGCAAGGCGGATCTGATCAAGAACATAGAACTTATGCGAACCTAAACCCGAGGGAGGGGAAGTTGAATGATATTAACGAGTTCGATAATAACAAAAATCTGCAGGGAGCTTGAAGATCCCAGATCCGATCCCGAGGACGAGAGGGAGTACAGTACACAGGCCCTGCTTGACTGGCTATATGACGGTTATCGGCTTCTCCTCCCACTGATCATCGAAAACAATCCGGCTATGGTGTGGAGAAAAGACAGAGTTGATTTCACGGAGCCAGATGACGGATCGAAGGATTTGGCATTTACTCCAATTGCAGCCATAGCTGCCTACTATACAAATAAAAACTACTGGTTAAGCCCGATAAGGGACTCCTTTTCAATCCCAAACGTTATAGTATACGGCTCCGCTGTCGGGGCACCGGCAATGCCCATGATGTCCTTCACCGACTTTGATCCGGAGGAGACCGGACATCCAGTGGCATATTTCATCGAGGGAGAGAAAACACTGTCTCTTCGGCCAATACCTGCAGAGGATATAAGGATAACTCTGTGGTCAGTGGAGGATCCAGAGAGTTTCGAGTGGGACCCCGGGGAGGAAGAGGATACTCAGATAAATATTCCCTCCTTTATGGAGCCATATCTGAAGGAATATACCCTTGTTAGGGCGAGAAACCGGGGAGAGGCAAGCATGAATCTGGAGGCATCCTTCATGCAGAACTGGGAGAAGGAAATAAGATACCAGCTTGAAAAGAGAGCTGGAGGAATGCTTACGGCAGGATCGAGCTATGTCGCAGAGTAGGAGTTGGTCTCATGGGAAGATATAAAAACCCCTTTGAAGATCCTGTAGAGATAGGAATAGGAGGTCTAAACGTTTCGAGACCACCTCACAAGATACACGATACGGAGATAGCAGGAGGATATAACTTCTGGCTGACTCCAAATGGGGAGTTCGGTACAAGGCCGGGGACGACTGCGATACTTGATTCGGCTATGTCGGACTCGATAAGGGCTATTTTCTACTATGTTCCCGGCGACGAGATAGTCTTCGTGTCGGGGACAAAGGTGTACGTGGTCAACAGGACTGGTGGAGTTCCAGTTGAGCTCGGAGCAATAAGCTCGGGGCTCGATTCAGGAGAGGTAACAGGGGAGATGTTCTGCGGATATCTCTTCATAGCGTCTGGAGGAGCCCTTCAGTATTATGACGGGTCGACTCTTTCAACCCTTTCGTCAGGGAGCACTTACTCTCTTGACCCTCCATCTACAGTGAGCCTTTTGGCAGTTGTCAAGAACAGGATGTGGCTCGGAGAGGGCTCGGATATTTTCTACTCCGGAGTTGCCAACTATCAGGACTGGGGAAGGGACCCGACGTCACCTGAAGGAGAAGGAGCCCGGCTGAACGGAGGATCTTTCTCTGTGCAGAACCAGGACGGAGACAGTATAACAGCCTTTGCCACCTTTCAAGGAGACTTGCTCGTGTTCAAGGGTGTAAACAACAACACAATCCACGCAGTACTCGGCGAAACTTCTGATGATTTCTATCCCAAACAGAAGTCAAAGGGATTGTCATGTGTGAACTCCATGGCGGCAGGGACCGTCGATTCTGACGTTCTTTTCTGCGGAAACGGTGGAGTCTACAGCTATCGTGTTGTAGACACCGTAGGCAATACACAGGCAGTGCCGATATCTCTCAAGATCAATCCGGAGCTCGATATCTCGGATGTGGTGTCAGCCACCTATGCACCTTCAATAGGATATTTCTTCGTGATCATGGGGAACGGATTTACATATCTGTACCACAAGCCGACCCAGACCTGGTATAAGTGGATACTTGAATTTTCTCCGGTAGATGTTGCGGAGTTCAAGGATTTTATCTACTTCGGGGCATCTGATGGTCAGATATACAGACTGAACGATGATTCGAAAACTGACAATGGAAACGAGTTTTACTCAGTGGTCAGAACAAAGGTATTCAAAGGTTCTTCTCCGAGGGCTATAAACATACAGAGACTGTATGCATGGATAAAATACAAGAGTTCTGGAATTCTGAATATGACTGCTTACGGAAAAATTGGAGAGGAAAAGCTCAAGTCAAGATCAAATACTGGAGAGGGAATAGATATATTCGCTTTTGGCTCTGATTCTGCCGTATTTGGCGGAGAGGGAGTTGTCTTCGGAAGCGTGGTTCAGACCAGAAAACTCATGTTCAAGATAAACAGGGAAGCTGACGACGTACAGATAAAATTTACTACAAAGGCAAAGATAATCATCATGCACATCTCTTTAGACGGTGCATACCTTTCCAAGAGGGGGAGATAACAGATGCCGATATTTACCAAGAGAGAGGAGGATTTTGTTCTCGGTCAGGACATTCTTCCAGGACCGTTTAACAGCCTCTTTGACGGAATATATACAGACCTGAACCTTCTGGCCGTAGACTTTTATGGTTCGAGCGAGCCCACGAGCACGGCCTATGGTATGAAGTGGCACGATACTGGTGAGACTCCGAACGTGATTCGGGTCTATACATCCGGCGATACCGATCGCTGGCTATGGATGGGAATATGGATCGGAGCGGAAGTCAACCGTCCTTCCTACCCTGCAACAGGAGCAATATGGATAGACAGCGAAAACAACTATTATGTCCATGTATATACCGGGTCTGCATGGCAGGCTACTGGGATATCAGCCGCAAGTGTGGTGTACGACAACACCGATTCCGGCCTGACAGCAACTGACGTGAAGGCTGCCATAGATGAGATAGTTACATCTATAAATACTAAGGTTAATACATCGGACTACGAAGATTTGGACGTGCTCAACAAGGT